AGTACATTGTACTCTAACTTCTTAAAATCCTAAGAAAGGACTGAAAGAAGCGTAGTCACTAAACTGACATCGCGGATCTAGGTTCTCCTACGGTAATTATTCCGTTTGAGTGGCTCTATTTGTATGATTGATGCTCGTTGCGAGCAACAATAGGAAAGGCTCACACCCTAACTCTTATTGGTTGATTTTGACCAAATAAAAGCGCTTAAGCGTGAGGTCTCTCTAATTCCTAAGAATGTAGAAAGAGATAGGACCGGTATTCCGGTTACGAAATGCCTATACGGTAGCACTACTCTCTCATGGTCACCCTTAAGTGGGTGGGTGTGTTAGAGATAGACTGCCTAAGGGCGGGGTCTCTGTTGATAAAAGAGATGCGCCTTCGTAATTATCGTTAATAGTTAATTACGACAGGAATGCTGTATCAACACATTCGGTGGATAGTTAGTTTGAAGCCTCAGACGAAACATCCGTCTCCTTGAATAAGGTGGCTGCGGCCCACGCAAGTGGAAACCGAGTCCGACGATGCCATATAACAAACGCGTGACAATAAAATTATTTATATGTTCGCAGCTTGAAAATATATTAGCAGCTGTTGGTGCCATGATCTTGAGAAATCAAGGTCGACCGTTCCTTACTTTTCTGATAAGTCAGATAAGAGGTCGGTTAGGATATATGCGTCTTGGTTTTGTAAAACCTGCTATCCGTTACATGTCTTGGTGCTCATCCCTGGGCCGGAGTCAGGGTCTTAAAGGATTAGTAATAACCCTTAAGGTCCTGAATACATCTCTGGCTCAATCTATTGCGAGAGATTTGGATTCCTTCCCTCGCACTCCTAGAGTGCGACGGGGGATGTTAGGACTTCCCACTGTTATACCCGTTCTTCATAGAAGACGGATAGCAGCTGGGGATATCCTTATCATACGATACTGGTTTACCCTATTCTCTATTTATAGAGTTATAGAGTTTCCAGGAAAGTTATCCTTTTCTTCAATCACCGATCCTGGTAAGGATCTTTCGAGATTCTTACCTGATTGGTCTAGATTCTCTAGCCAATTCTGGCGAAAACTTGTTAAACTACAAGCGATCGATGAAGATGATCTTAGATCACCTACATCGTTGTTAGCCAGATTTCGAGTTTCACCTTTTCTCATTCCAAGGACAACTCCTACAAATGATTTATATCTGTCTACGTCACCTTTTGGTATAATACGTACAGCTATAGCCTGGTCCTATTCGGACTTGTTACCTTTCTTCAAAGATTGGTTACAACTGACGCGAAATACTAGATTCTTAAACTGGTTTGAAGAGTTTAGTAGAGTAGCTCCGACTTTCATATCGGAAGAAGAGTCTAAATCAAATTTAGGCCCCTACTCGATTGGGAAACTAGGTTTAAAAGATGAACCTGCGGGTAAAATCCGTGTGTTTGCAATGGTAGACTGTTTCACGCAATGGGCAATGAAGCCATTGCATGATTACCTGTTCGAGATCTTGAAGGTAATCCCTCAAGATGGAACATTCGATCAACTTGCTCCGATTAAACTTTTACAGTCTAAAGGGCACAGACGCTTTTGGTCTTTAGACCTTAGCTCTGCTACGGATCGACTTCCAATTCTCATTCAAGGAGCTCTCCTGAGTCGGTTGATTACCGCCCATGGAGCTAATCTTTGGATGAGTCTAATGGTGGGTCGTGCGTATGATCTACCTAGACGGGCTATAAGTCCGGACTATGATGGTGATCGGTTTATACGTTACGCAGTTGGGCAACCTATGGGTGCTTTAACATCGTGGGCAATGCTTGCTATGACCCATCATGCTATAGTGCAGATGGCAGCAGCATTGTCTGGACGAGTAACAGGTGATGACTGGTTTGAGGACTATGCTCTCTTAGGAGATGACATAGTTATAGCTGATCGGCTAGTAGCCGATACCTACCTAAAGATAATGGCCGGCTTAGGTGTTGGAATCCAACTATCTAAATCGGTGCATGATTCTTCGGGGCGAGGGGTCCTCGAGTTTGCGAAACGAGTTTACTATGGAGGTTTCTCCGTAGGACCGTTAGCTCTTCTTGAGGTCCTCTCAGCCGCTGGTTCATTGCCAGCGTGGTTGGAATTAGTACGTAAGTACGAACTATCCTTATCTCAAGGTTTAGCTCTCTTGGGATTTGGATACAAATCCGTTTCACGGATTAATCAACCATGGTCAGCGTTGCCTCGTCGCCTTCAGGGGTACGTAGTTTCGTACTACGGACCTGGAGGACCTGGGTTCGAAGGAGACGTCCTTAAGTGGATGGCCTCCGGAGGTAAGGACTTTAAGTATCCAGATTTGATCTGGGTCAAAGATCTTGCCTCGTCGATTAGACAGCGTGTAGTTGATTTGCTACCGCGGGCTAAGGCCTTAACTAAATTAGTTGAGGTCGATAGAACTAGGGCTCACTATGGAACCTCCCAATACGAACCGTGGCAATTGCCTAAGTTCCTATTTGTTGGGGATCCTATGTATTCAGGATCATTATGGCCTCGGGCTGTACGTGCTAACCCAGATGCAATCTGGTTGGTACGGGACCCGAGAACTTTATCACAAGAACAAATTCGTTCTTTGATGAGTATGATCGAGTTTTGCTATCGAAATTCGTTCTTTGACCTACATAGTGAACTACGAGGACTCGAATCGGAATTAACTTCTTTCATAGAGAGCGATCTATCTCTAGATCGGCTCACTGTTCTAGTAACAAGACTGGAAAGTCTTGAGAAAGATATAGAAGGCCTGGGGTTAGCCCCAGATCTTACTATACGTCGTGATGCCCCTCGTCCTACTGATTTTGTCAGAGGAGGAGAATGGCTCCGACGATGGAGAGCATGGAAGAAAGTTAGAAGAGACCTATCTGAAACTTAAGGCTCTTATAGATCCTGGCGTACTGGACTCAATCTTTGCCGAGTAACCAGTTGAGAGATTAAAGCTCAACCAGACCAATCCAAACATTACGTAAGTCATTAGGACGAATAATCCTAGTAAGCGAACGCTGAAGTTAAGGGGTGATCATGCGGTGGTTAAACGGGTATAACTCGGGAACGCTAAAATAAACGCGTACCGAATAATGTTATATCTTAAGACTGATTAGGCATGCCGGCTCTTAGATGACCCATAGTAAGTGGGAGTACTACTCCCTACTAGTTGTTTCTGATCTATAATCCTTATCAATTAGTAATCACCTAATTAAAGATGAAAACTTATTTCAGGACGACTAACTGTAGAGATACGGTTATCATATATCCGCAACACCTGCTCCTCTCGAAAGAGTGCGGGGTGGGAATATTTTCAAACGCGTATCTAGGCGCTCC